TGTGGTTTTCGTGACCCTCCAGTTATTGAGGATGTTGTTGGGCTTCTCCCACTTCCCCGATTCATCATGGACGAGGAGCTTGAGTTTCTCCCCATCGTAGGAGTTATCACCGGTGTTCTTCCAATCGATGGTGGTGTCAAGTCCCTGTAATTCCTGTTGTAAGGTTTCGTTGGCATCGGTGGTAATGGTGATGGAGCGTCTGGTAAATTTGGAGGCTGGGACACGGTAGGCAAGCTCGGTCTTTGGACGGTCCATTCCGTCCTGGGTCGGCTTGAAAAAGAAGGGGTAATTAACCGATATGGGTACCACCTTATCTGTGAACATCTTCTTTGCATCAGGACCGGACTTGGATAATATACCATACCTACTGTCACTTGATATGGTTGCCAAGTTAACCACCTCTCCTGAGGCCATGAAAGAAAACCCGGAACGCCTGTTCTTAAGGTAACACATCCCATAGGATCGTGAATCTGCCTTACAAGCTTCCCAGAAAATAAAGAATAATCTATTTGACTCCCTAAAGTCTGGTGCCCCGACGTCAATTTTAGACCACTGCAAGTACATGTAATGAGTACCACTAATGTAAGTAGGAACATCTTTGTTATAAAACCAAAAACCTTTCTCCCTACGGGTAAATTCATTATCGATGTAATCATACCATTTTGTTTTAAAATCCTCTGGATATTGTCTCCAATCAAATACTGTTTTTATTCTTGATAAAACTTTAGGATACTCCAGTTTGTTCCATGTTTTATTTTCAAACTTATATATATTTTTAGCTTTAGGTAATGCTATTTTTAAATTTTGTATTTCATATATTTCACCTATTTCACCTGTTTTACTAATAACTATAATATCATGCTCTTTATTATAACCATATTTCCATTTTTTATAACGGTTCATACGGTTTATAATTTTAGGTTTTACATAATTATCAAGTACTTTATATAAACTTTGCTTATACATTACTTGGCTCTTCTTTCAGCAAAACCTTTAAAAGATTTATCTTTTTTAGGTTCTTCTTTAGGTTTGTCTTCTAGCATGTTTTGTTCTTCTTCAATACGATTAAGTATTTCAAAAGCATCAAATATTGCTAGCTTTTTTGTAGCTGCAGCATTTTTAAGTCTATCTGCAGAAATATCAGGTCCAAAATCTATAATAGGTTCTTTAGCAACTTTAATTAACTCTTTAACTGCTACGCGCCCAGCTTGGATTATATTCTTCTTCGTTTCCTTTGTACTCATATTTAATTACAATATCATTTGATTCCATACAATAAATTCGCTTGCCATCAATAACAAACTCCCATTCTCTACCTGGTTTATAACCTATTAGGTCTCCTGGGTTAATATCTTGTGCCTCTAATGCATTATTACCTATTTTTAGTATACCAATACATTTTTGCTCTAAATCAACTGTTATAGAGCTTTTGTCTTTGATAGGCATTACAAAACATCTATCCATAAACGGCAGCCATTTTTCACCTTTTTTATATAAGTAAATCTGGTCTGGTTTACAGAAATATAAATCTTCTTTAAAATATTGACTACTATTTCTTTGATTACCTCTAACATCATACCATCTTCTAAAAATATTATGATGTATTATTATTTCATCACCTTTTTTAATATCAAATTTATATGCTAAAGGAACAGATAAAACAGTAGCGTGGCGACTAACCATCTTGTGATCTTCTATATTAGAATTAACAACAAGGGTTTTATCGCCTACTTTAATTTTATTATTATATCTACTATTAGTAGGTGTTATAATAAAATCATATATACTGTTCATTAATATTCTAAATCGTATTCTACAGATATAGCCATATTGGAATTAAATTTTTTCCAAGGCATTATCTCATCATTTTTCTTTATAAATATATTATAAGAATTATCTCTTTCGCTGTGATCAATATTGTTTATTACATGACCACCATATACTTGTTGGCCTACAGAATAATGCATAGCTTCATTCTTGTAATCAGCACCAATACTGATTTTTCTTATAACTGAATACATTACTCTTTATCTTCGCAATCTACGCAGTCTTCTTTTTTTTCTTCGCCACAATCATCACAGTCTTCTTCTTTAGCTTCAGGAACTTCAGTAGATTCTACTTCTTCCCAAACACCTGTTTTTAAATTAATATTAACTGCTCCATATTTTGCTTCAAGCTCTTGTTTAGTTTTTTCTAAAACCTCTAATGCAGCTTTATATTCTTGCATTTTTTTGTTTTTTTCGATGTCTAGTGCACCCATATCGAAAACTGCTCTTTGCAAATTATTATTTTGCTCGTTAATATTTTTTAATTCTAATTGTTTAATTTTTCCACTTTTTGCCATTTGATTAAATTTTAATTATTATTACTATATTTATAGTTACTTGTTAATATATACTTTTACTTTTTGAATATACTACTCGCCTTTTCCGTCGTTCGACCTCCGAAATAGGCTAATACAACGGACATCATTACTTTCTCAAAAGTATCATTCCATAATTCATTTATATGAAAAGGTATTGTTTCCACGCTATCTAATATACCCGCAAAAGAAAATACAACAATACACCACACTAAGACTAACGGACGTACGTTTTTAGACATCCAAGAGTCTGACATAGAATCTGCTTTCCATCTTGATGTAATAGCTTCAATCTCTTTTGTTTGTTGTTCGTAGATTATTTGTTGTAATTTTATCTTATCATCTGCTGGAGCATCAGCTTTTGTTATAGCTTCTATTGCTTCTTTTGGTGATGTTACACCTTGTAATACATTTCCTAATGTAGGATTTATTACAGATGCCGCACCAAACAATAATTGTCCAACGGTTGTATCTTTAAATTTCTTTTTACTCATGATTTCTTATATGCTTCTGCTTCCCACGGTAGGTTTTTAGCTCCTTCATGCATTTTTGATCTTGGATATACTTTTCCTTTCCAATATACATTTTCATCATCATAATCCAGATCACCTCTTTTAACTTGATCAATATGTACTTCTTCATGATCTATAACATCTTCATGTTTATGTAATGGTACATCACTACCAATAAGTATAGTGCCATTTTTATTGCCTTTACCCATAGTACCTGGTTCTAATTCACGCTCATATATAGGTGAATTTTTTTTAAACGGAGGTGTTAATTTAAAAGACATGTCTATGATTCTTTTGGTTTTGGTACATATCCAGCAGGAATAATTTTATCATTATAATCCTCGCTATCAGCTGTTGACATTAAGCCTGAATATTCAGCACCAATCATTCCTCTTTTAATCTTCTTACCTGTCTTAGCAGCTTTACCTACTTTCATTGCTTTATCAGTAACTTTAGCGGCTATTTTAGCTCCAGCAAGACCTTGTCCAACAGCTGGAATCATCGATCCCGCATTTAAAGCCATATTACCTAAATGTCTTTTAACGTCACCACTACCAGTAACACCAGCGTGAATAGCTCTTCCTCCAGAAACAAGAGTGTTAACACCATCTGCAACATTACCTATAAGAGGAACTGCTCCAGCCACGGTTAAACCATCTTGAACCCAATCTAACCAACTACTAGATTTTTCTTCTTGTGCTTTAACGTTTTGTTTTTCTATAACATTATTAGCTTGATTATCTTCACCACCCATCATTTTCATAGGCGATACCATATTCATTGGAGAGTTTCTATTTATACCAAATCTCTGTACGTAAGACATTATCCGTATATTCTACCTTTACCTTCTTTTTGTCTTAAATCTTTTAAACTAGGTCTACGCTTTGAAGGCTTCTTTGGACCTACTCTTCTACCTGAAGCGTCTTTGTCAACTGGATTATCTTTCATAAGATCTTTTTTCTCCTGCTTATCTTTTTTAAATTTTGCTAAATCAGGTTGATTACCAGAATATTTTCCTTCTTTTTTCATAGGAGCTTTCATAGACATGCCTTTATCAGCTATGTCGTTTTCAAGATAATGTAATCTCGCTTTACCACTTAAGTTTTTATCATAAGCCATTTTAGCGTCATATCTTTCGTCTGATTTACGAGCTTTCATTCTTGAGCTCATATGTTTGTGTATTGGATGCATAATTGTTTTTTTTAATTGTTTATATAAATGCTGTTATTTCTTTTGCAGTAGTAAGTGTGTTAGGTATTCCAGCACCAGCGTTAGCTGCTGTTCCTACCATTACTCTTTGTACTACTACATCTAATGTTTCACCTGCAGAAACTCCTTGTATGAAAACATCGTCTCCATCAATAGTTTTTACAAATATATCACTTTTAATTTCTGCGTTTTGACCTTGTTTATCTCCAACATATAATATAGCTCCTTTTGGTTGAGCTTGATTCGCATCATATATTTTATATTGTTGAGTTGTTGAAGGCGCGCCTGTCACAGGAAATATATTTTTACTAAGTGTTAACACGGTGTCACTATCTACTGCATTAACTACAGCTGCTTCTGGTCCTTCCCATGCGGAAGTAGTTGCAGCGGTCATGTTATATACTATTTGTCCTACTTGAACACCACGGTTACTAACAACACCGTTAGCGCCTATTACTTGTTCAAATGCTCCACTAGTATCTACAAGTTTGTTATTTGTTAAACTAGTTGTAGTACCGGACTTTGTTGCTTTTGGTCCCGGAATATTTATATCGTTATCTATTGCTACCGGGATTGCATTAGTATATACACTTGCGTTTATTAACATGATTAATTATTTTTTATTTTTCTTTTTATAAGGACCGCCTGTCTGTGCTAGTTCATGATTTTCTTTCATTCTTTTCACAATTTTTTTACCAAGTTTAGCAGCTCCTTTAATTAATTTTTTACCTCCTTTAATTACTTTTTTACCAGCAGATATAGCGGCTGTAGCAGGTCCATAAACTTTATCACCACTAAGATCACCCATAGGTGAATTTGTATAAGGATTTCTTTTACCACCTTTCTTCATTTTAGCTGGAGATTTACCCTGTTGAGTACCTTTAGCTCTTGCTTGTTGATCAGCCATTATTTCTTTTCTGGTTTTACCAGATTTATGAGATTTTCTATCTCCATGAGCAGCATTTTTTGGCTCATGAAATTTAGCTGGTGATTCTTTTTTAACACCCCCTACATTATCTTTTTGTTGTTGTCTACTTTCTTTTATAGCCATTGATTTTTGACTAGCAGATAACTCTCCTTTTCTAGCTTTTTTTCTTATAGATCTTCTTTCTTGTCTACGCTTTTTTCTTTCTTGTCTGTTACTACCGTCTCTACCTTCTGAGCTTACAACACCTTTATTTTTAGCTGTAGCTGGTTTTTTATCATTTTTTGCTTTTTGATCAGCTACTTTTTTACCAAAATCTTTTACAGCTTTACTAGCAGTTTCTACTGTAGCAGGTTTTTCTTTTAATAAAGATTTATCTTCAACAGCTTTAGAAAACATACCTTCTGCATTTGCTGGAGATGGTTTAGCAGTTTGTTTAGCTTCTTTACCATGACTCTCAATAAGTTGTTTCTTTTGATCTTCTAGTTGAGATAATAATTCGTAATCAATACCACCTTGTCCTTCAGAACCTTCTTTTGATTGTCTTACTCTTTTAATTCTTTTTTCTAAAGCTTTTAATTTTTTATCATGAGCTTTTGCTGGAGAACCATCTTTTTCAATAACACCTCTACCAATTAACACATCTTTTTTAGTTACTTTACCATCACCTGAAAGATCTTCCATTTTTGCAGCAGAACCTTTGGCTCTTGCTTTTTGAGCAGCAGTTGGTCCAGAACCAGCGCCCTTCATTTTAGCATTAGCTACTTTACCCGCTATTTTAGTTGCAGCTTCTTTTGATTTACCTTGATTCATTAGTTTTCCTACTAAACTATCGAAACTGTTTAACGGTGAGTTAAAGTTTAATGGATTTTTACTAAACGGATTTTTACCTTGATTATATGCCATGATTATCCTCTTTTTGCACGTTGTGTTATAGGCATGCTTCCTCCATAAGGAACTGCCCCTAATTTTAATTTCATTCCATCACTTCCGGAACTTCTTCCTGGAACATGTGGTCTACCTGCTTGATCTAGTGGTCCGTCCCATATAGACGTTTCCCCTACAATACCTACAGAATTCTTTTTTGACGCATGAGTATGAGCTTTATCTTCAATCATACGTAGTGGTGAGTTGTATTTTTTCATTATTTTTTATTTTTATTTAAAGGGTTTCCCATGTCTTTATCAAAAGATCCAGGTATTTCATTTCCAAACATAGAGTTAGCGTTTTCTATAGCGCCTGGTGAAAAAGAATTCATAGGCATAAGATCTGGTTGAGCATCAGCTTGTGGATCTAAGCTTCCAGGTAAACCGGTTGCAAATTCAGGTCCAGAGTCATCAGCTTCGTTACTGTTTCTATCACGCATTAAAACACCCATTTGGTTTTCTAACTTATTAATTCTTTTACCAAGTTTTTTTCTACCTCTACCGCTTCTTATGGCACTTGCTGCACCCGCTAGGAAACCGAACTCTAATGGACTTTTACTCATCTTTGTTTGTCTTTATTTACATTATAAA